ACGTAGGTGGGCTTGTTGACGTAACTGGTGTAATTACTCAAACCGACACAACTCAGTCAACTTCTGTAGACACAGGTGCAATCATTACTGACGGCGGTGCAGGTATTGCACAGAACCTTTACGTAGGTGGGCTTGTTGACGTAACTGGTGTAATTACTCAAACCGACACAACTCAGTCAACTTCTGTAGACACAGGTGCAATCATTACTGACGGCGGTGCAGGTATTGCACAGAACCTTTACGTAGGCGGCAATGCAACCATCACAGGCGATCTAACTGTTAACGGTAACACAAACATTAACTCGGCTTCGCTGACTACAACGTCAACCACACTTATTCTTGCAGACGGCGTAGCAGACGCAACGGCAGCTAATGGTGCAGGTATTGTTGTAGACTTAGGCACAGATGGCACAGCTACACTGGCATACGCTTCTGCAACCGACCGTTTTGTATTCGACAAAAACGTTGAAGCAACTACGTTTGTTGGTGCACTAACAGGTAATGCAGACACAGCAGCGGCGTGGGCTACAGCAAGAACTATTAGCGTCTCTGGAGCAGTTACTGGTAGCGTGTTAGTAGACGGTACAGGCAACGTTGACATTGCAACAACAGCAGCAAGTGACCCGACGCTGACTTTAGACGGTGACGCAACTGGTTCTGCAACGTTTACAGACCTAGGCAATGCTACACTAACTGTTTCTGTTGACGGCGGCAACGCAGCAACAGTAGGCACGCAGGCAGCAACTGACTTTACTCTTGATTACGTTACTGGCAACGGCAGTACAACAACTAATGCTATCACAGCAGGCGACATTACGGCCACAGGCACGTTCTTTGGTAATGTGCAAGGTAATGTAGTAGGCACATTGGAAGGTGAGATGTCAGGATCGGTATTTGGTGACGATAGTACAATTCTTGTAGATGGTATCAACAATACTATACCAGGCTACGTAAGTCTTCAAACTCTTAAAGACGTAACAGCAGCTTCTGCAGACTTCACAGACTTCCAGACTCGTATAGCGAACTTATAAGGTGACGTATGAAATTTAACAAAACAGTAGCAGGAGTTATCTTATTTGTAATCTTGCTTTTAGCAGCAGGTTATTCTGCTAAATCAAATGCAGACGATCACGGAATGTTTAATATTGGTCTAGGCTCAACACTAATAAATTCTACACTAAGAGTAGGCGAAGTTGGCTTTGTGTATAACAATTGGGAAGTTCAGGCTCTGATTATGAAGCAAGGTGATACTAAAAATGGTGTACAAGAAGATAACTTGGAGATCTATTCTGTGTCTTACGTTACAGAACCATTATGGGGCTACAAAGGAGTAGAACCGTATTTTCGTTTAGGCGTAAGTGCTAATAGCGGAAGTAATCTAGTTGGTCCGACAAACTTTCGATTAGGTCTAGGAGTCGACTTCAATAAAGTTTGGCGTCTTGAATGGTCACATCATAGTTCTGCAAGTATTCACGAAGTTAACACAGGCATAGACTATGTTACTGTTAGCTATCAGTTTGACCCGTTTTGGAACTGAGATCCATCCAGTCAATAACTTGTAAGACAGTTTGAAGTTTACTTTGAATTGTCTTATTTTGTAAAGTATTACGCAATCCATGATGAACAGGCTTTGGCCACTTGCCAAAGCTGACCCAAGCGTATCCATTGTGTTCGTGATTTAGCTTAGGAATAAACTCTTCAGTAACCAAAGTTAGATAAGTGTGAAAGTGAAAATGCTGATCGTTAGAGACAAAACTTTCAAGCGGCATTGTCTTTAAAATCTCAACTTTGCCTATTTCTTCCTGTATTTCTCTCTGTAGACCTTCCCAAGGAGTTTCGATTCCTTCAGTAGTGCCACCAACTAGCCCCCAGTGATCTTTGTGACGACCTTGGGTCCGGTGAATGAATAGGAATCTATGTGTGTCTAGTGCATAAAACAGTGCACCACTGCAAACTATTTGGTCCATACTAATAGTTAGCTTAGAAGGTCTAAGCTCCAAGCACTACTTGAATATTCGCCTTCCCAACTCTTGATCCAGTAATCGCCTGTCCACTTGTATTGATGCCCTGTGTTTAGATTCGAAGTGTAAACAACATTAGTCTCTTCGCTGGCATCAAACACGATACGCCATTCATAAAGACTTGAGTTAGAATTTAAGTTCCATTCAACTATATCATTTTCACTAGCAACAAAGTCAGTACCGTCTTGATTTTTCCAAGCATCTGCACCGTCGACATTATCTGTATTACCAATGTCAGCTAAAAGCAATAGTCGTGCACCTGGCGTCTTGACACTTGATGGGTTGAACCTAGTTGGATCAATAATGTAATCTAAGTTCGTTCTTCCTTGGATAATAGTATCTTCAGGAATTGTATCACCGTCCCAAGTAATATTAACAATAGTCGAGTCCATATCATCTAACGCAATTGTACCTACAATGTAGTTGTTAGTTTCAGACGACTGTAAAAAGATTCTGCTTGAGCCTGCTTGGTACCGTCCTGGATATGCTTGAAATAATGCCTGCCAATTAATTGTTCCAACGCTTTGGCCGTCAACAATTTGGGCTTGGTTGCCGTTCACAAACAGTCCGTAGTCCTGCCAGGTTGTAGTAACCACTGACCTATTATTCCTAGTAATGTTAGCAGTGGTGTTAGTTTCGTTGCCTTCTAGGTTATCTTGTATGCTACCGGTAGTATTAACAGGTGGAGCAGTGTCTGCCCACGCTGCTAACTCCGGACCACTAAGTCCTAGTTCAACAGTACCGTTTGCTTCGTCGTAAATACTGTTGATAATCTTTTGTACAACACCTAGCTTCTTGACCTTAACAGGGCTAGACAAGTAGATAGGAATACTAAATGTAAGCTGAGCAACATCAATCTCGCTGTCTACGCCAACCGGGATAGATTTTGAACTAAACACAATACCTTCAAGATTAACAACTGTCAAACTAGTCCAGTCAATGTAATTATCTGTTGTTTGAATTTCAAAACTTGGATTAAACAATGCTAAGATCTGTTCAAGAATTTGCAACTTCTGGTCAGTATTAGAAGCCCAAATGTCTGCACTAATTCGTAGAGTATACGGACTAGGCATTAGACGCTCAACTGTATAGTTCTGCCCTTGTGTGTTTAGATATTCGTTATTAAGGTCGTCATAAGCTCGTTCTCTAACGTTCACTTTGCTAACTAATGATTGGTCAGCAGTTCGTGTCCTGTCCTGTTCGAGACCAGTAATGTAAACAGCCATCCTCGGTGCACTGGGGATTTTATTCTCAGAATTATCTCTAATAATGTTTGCAACCTGTCGTGTTAGATCACCGTACATTACAGGAACCTGTTTGAGGTTACCGTTTGCGTCTTGATGCGAAAAGTTACTCAATAGTCGAATTGTTTGAGTAAGATATCGTCGTATCTGTTTATCATAAAAAAAGTCCAAAATTTACACCTCTGCCTTTCGTTGTTGTGCCCTTAACTTGTGAGCTTCTCTACGCAGTCTTGCACCTTCAACCTCGTACATTTCCTCCCAAGTCTTTCCAGTATAGCGAGTTTTGTTTGCAGCACCTATCTTTTGTTTGTGCTCTTCGGAAAACTTCTTACCTTTCGTTGCTCCGCGTGTCCATTTGTAAATATGCATTAATTGTCAGCCTTGGGTTTAAGAGCTTTAGACAGACTCTGCTTCTCTGGGAATGTTTCACCTGCTACTGTTGTTGTATTATCGTTGTTAACAAACGTGCCTTTCTGTGTAAGTCTATCACTGCCGTTTGTCATAGTCATTCTAACATCGTCATACATCTTCTTCCATCTGTCTCCAGTAAACTGGAACATTCTATTAGGAATAAAATCTGTTCTTAAGAAGTAATCGCCTTCAACGTTATCTTCAGGAAATTGAATGCCCATTCCAAATGCTTCGCCGTTAGGTGCTTGTGAATCTGTAATCAAATAACCTGTGTATCCTAGTCTGTCGGGCTTACCGTAAATTCCGTCTGCGGTTGCTGTAAATGCACTTGCATCAATATCAGACTCGTCTACAGTTTGTAGTTCTACACTACCGTCGTGGTTAAGAGCAACAGTATAAAGGTGCGAAACGTCATAGCCACTTTGCTTTGCATCTGCATCAGCTTCTGCAAGAGTGCCTGCATTAATTTGCATTTCACGTTCGTATGTACTCAACAAGTCTCTTAGTGTATTGTCTTGATACTCCTTCCAAAAGTCAGTATCTGTTGGAAGATTATCTGTGGTTTCGACTATTACTTCGTATAGTACGCCTTCATAACGCACAACTTGACCTACTTGATATGTGATAGTTTCGTCGTATTCGCCTTCGAACAAGTCCTCATCTTCTGGCTTGTTAAGTATATCGCTGAACTCTTGTGTGTCTGTGAGCTGCTTGAGCTTGAGTCTGTACAAATGTGGATACCAAGTAGGTGTAAAGCCTTCGGCAGCACGGTTAACGTCTTCTACTACATAAAACCGCTTTAGCGCAGTCTGAAAATCGTTAGCAGCGTATTCGTCTTCAAGGTGTGGTAACTCGATTACGTCTCCGCTCATAATTTTACGCCCGATAGTTTTCACTGAACTAGTAATATGAATGGTCATAAAGATTGTATCGTTACTAAGGAACAACCCAAATTGTGACAGATCAAAGTCTAAATCTTGTACACTGTACACACCCCGAATTCTGTATATGTCGTTGTCGTACTTCCTGTCTCTGTTTTCTAGAAACAGCAGGTCTTGTATTTGAGTATTGTCTTTGACAACTTCGCCGTCGTCGGTTCCTAGATACTTGTGCACTAGGACATCTGTTCCGCCCACTGTGAAGGATTCTAAAATTGTTTTGTCTAAGAAATAATAATCATTTCCACGGGTTGGTTTGTATAAACTTAGTCTTGGCATCAGCTTTACCTTTATTGTAAACATATTTATCCATTGATAAATACAATACGGAGAACTTTAATGACTGATACATCAATGCAAGACCAATTAGCAACACAAAAACAGGAAGTATTTGATTATGTTAAAGCCTTTTTAGGCGGCGGCATGGTTGATGTAGAACTCGACCCGATCCACTACGAGACAGGGCTTAAAAAGGCTTTAACAAAATTTCGACAACGATCGGACCACGCAGTAGAAGAATCGTATCTCTTTCTTCCGCTAGTGCAGGATCAGAACCAATACATTCTGCCTAAAGAAGTTATTGAAGTGCGCAAGCTGTATCGAAGAGGTGTTGGTTCTCGCCAGGGCGGCGGCGGCAACGGCACAGTGTTCGAACCGTTTAACTTAGCATATACAAATACCTATCTCCTTAGTGGGTCTAGCCAAATGGGCGGTCTTGCTACTTACGATTTCTTTGCACAGCATCAAGAACTAGTAGGCAGAATGTTTGGTAGCTTTATAGAATTCCAATGGAACTCAACTACAAAGAAACTTACTATTTTACAACGACCACGAGCTGACACAGAAGAGATTCTTATTGAAGCGTACAACTATCGTCCAGACAGTCAATTGTTAGAAGACTATCTAGCTTCACAATGGATCAAAGACTACACACTTGCATCATGCAAATATATGCTAGGCGAAGCACGTTCGAAGTTCGCAACTATCGCAGGACCACAAGGCGGCACTAGTCTTAATGGCGACACGCTAAAGGCAGAAGCGCAAGCTGAGATGGAAAAACTTGAACAAGACGTCATCCAGCAAGTGGCCGGCGGGGTTGGTTTTTCTTTTCTAATCGGTTGATTTAGGTTGACATCTAGTAGTTCTTCAGTTATACTATCTATATAACTGGAGACATGAATGACAATCCCACCCAAACTGATGATAATAGGACACGCTCGACACGGCAAGGACACTGTCTGTGAGTATATTGTCAACAAATACAACTTTGAATACGAATCCAGCAGTCATTTTGCTGCTCGACATTTTATCTTCGACGAACTTAGAGTTCGATTTAACTACCAAACTGTAGAAGAATGTTTAGCTGACAGAGTTAATCATAGAGAACTTTGGTATAACATGATTGCTGATTATAACAGTAATGACCCTGCTCGACTTGGCAAGGAACTGTATGTTGAAAACGATATCTATTGTGGTCTGCGTCACAAGCGTGAATTCCACAGTATGAAGAACCAAGGTGTATTTGACTACGTAATTTGGGTTGACAGAAGCGATCACTTGCCGCCAGAAGACAAGACCAGCATGTCGCTTGAGCCTTGGATGGCTGATTTTGTAATTGACAATAACGGACTGCTAGAGGAAACTAAACGCAACACTACAGACCTAATCGATAACATACTTGTAACGCACTTAGGTTACGATGCATTAGAGGTCTTAGCTCGTTAATAATCAGGCGTTAAGTCGCCCTGTCGCCACTTAGAGCCTGTCTTCTGCAGGATACGCTGGCAGTTAGCGCATATAGTCTTTAAGTTATTCGGACGGCAGTTTTCTAAGTCGCCGTCCACATGATAAACATCAAACTGTTCACAGTGTTTACTCTTAAACCCGCACTTCTCACAAAAATCTTTCTTCGTATACCCTCTATAAAACCACCTCGGACTCCTTGCTTTCTTTTTGTCGTTTGAGCAACTTTCGCACCTTGTCCTATAATAAGCCTTGTTGTTCTTATAATAATTTAGTGCACACGGTTTTCTTCTGCAGATTTTACATAAAGGACGCATAGGTTTATATTTAGCACCTTTTCTCCCCCTTTTCACCGCATATAACAAGGGTATTTTAAGTGATGTCCGCTAAATACTAGTAACGGAATATACCGCTTAAAGGAGAAATAAACATGGCACTAACCTCACCAGGTGTAGAAGTTACGGTAATTGACGAATCGTTCTACACGCCAGCAGCACCGGGCACAGTCCCAATGATTTTTGTTGCTTCTGCGCAGAATAAGAGTAATGGTAGTGGCACTGGTATTGCACCAGGTACACTAGCAGCAAACGCAGGCAACCCATACCTGCTAACATCACAGCGTGAGCTTGTAGAGACTTTTGGTGATCCGATCTTCTACACAGACGCAAACAACAACCCAATTAACGGCGGCGAACTAAACGAATATGGTTTGCAAGCTGCTTATTCTCTGCTAGGTGTTAGCAGCAGAGTATATGTTACAAGAGCAGACATTGACCTAGCTTCGCTACAGCCGCTAGCTGAAGAGCCAGGCGCTGCACCAGACAACGGCACTAACTGGTTAGACACACAGATTACACGTTGGGGCATTGCTGAGTGGAACGGCGAACCATCGAGCACAGCAGGCGGGCAGACTTTTTCTTCTCAGACTCCTATTGTAATTACTGACTCTACTCGCATTGACCAGCTGTCAGGCGTACCAAAAGCAAGTGTTGGTGCAATCGGCCAATACGCTGTAAAAGCAACAACTAACAAGTTTACTGTTTACGTAAAAGACAAGACTGGCGCTTGGCAGCTACTTGGCAGCCCAGAGTGGAAGGCAAGTATTCCTTTCCTAGTAGGCAGAACTCCAGGCAGCGGATCAGATCTAGGTAACGGCAACGACAGTATTGATATTACTGTTGGTAGCACACTTTACTCGTTCCTAGAGATTGCAGACGGCGATCTAGCAGATCAAGTCGACGGCTTAGACGCTGCACTTGTTGGCAGTGGTGTAACTGTACAGCTTGATAACGGTCGTGTTGCATTTTACAACGACGGCAGTGTTTCTGATTTTGTTACATTTGGCGCTGGCAACTTACTAAGTGCTGATAACCTAAACATTCCAGAAGTTACAGCAGGCAATGTATATTATGCACCAGCTCTGCAAATCAGCCCACACACAGACGTTCCTCTGTTCAGATCAGCAGACAACGATCGTCCAACAGGCAGTGTATGGATCAAATCAACCGAGCCAAACGCAGGCGCACGTTGGAGGTACTTCCGTTACAACAGCGACGTTGAACTGTTTGACGCAGTTGAAGCACCGTTGTTTACATCAAACGCTGAAGCATTATTCTCGTTAGATAGAAGTGGTGGCGGTCTAAACCTTGCACAAGGTGTTACTTATGTTCGTTATAACTCAGAAGGTATCACTCCAAAACAAGCTGAGTTCAAAATTTATAGCAGAACTACTTTTGGACCAACTAACATTGTAAGTCAGCCATTAACAACTACTCAAGACAGTGGTGTTAAAACTATCACTATCTGGGAAACACAGCTAGGCGAGCGTACTATTTCAGCAGGTGTTCCGGTTGATATTACATTCTCTGGCGTAACTGATCCAGCAGAAGATGCAGATGCTATCGCTGGCGCAATTAACGCAGCAGGTTTTGAAAACGTAGTTGCAAGTGTTGACGCACAGAACCGTATTACAATCACTCATGAACTAGGTGGCGACATCCGCTTTGGTGCAGACGGTGATGATACAGCAGACGTACTAGGCGACATTTTTGTTCCATTTGATGCAGACAACGTTACAAGTACAAATAGAAACTTCTACCTTGTTACTGGCGAAAATCCAGGCTTGTATGTTGCAAGTATTTGGGCAGAAGCGGACCTGGTTGCACAAGAAGATCCACCGCAGAACATTGCATCACAAGGTGAGCTTTGGTACAGCAGTGTTGTTGACGAAGTTGACATCATGGTACACGACGGCAGCACATGGGTTGGTTACAGAACAGAGTTTCCAGACACAGATACAGCTGGCCCAATCGTTAGCGCAGGCGAGCCAACACAGCGTTCAGACGGTGCACAGTTTGTTGATAACGATCTTTGGATTGATACTTCAGACATTGAGAACTATCCAACAATTTATCGTTATGACGGACCGGCAGCAAGATTTGTTCTTGTTGATACAACTGATCAAACATCAGACACTGGTATACTGTTTGCTGATGCACGTTATGGTACAGATGGTGGCACTCCAACTTCACAACCATCAGGAACTATTGCAGAGCTATTAAGCAGCAACTTCCTTGACCCGGACGCTCCGGATCCAGCACTATACCCACGTGGCATGTTGCTGTACAACCTACGTAGAAGCGGCTTTAACGTTAAGCGTTTCGAGCGTGGCTACATTGATCTAACACTAGACAATGATCGTTTTGGCGGCCAGGCTATGGCAGATTACTATCCAAACCGTTGGGTTACAGAATCACGTAACCAGAACGATGGTTCAGGTAGCTTTGGCGCAGCAGCTCAGCGTATTGTAGTTGTTCAATCACTGCAAGCAATGGTTAACAGCAACGACCAGATCCGTGATGATGAGTCACGTGTGTTCAACGTAATGGCAACGCCAAACTATCCAGAGCTTATTGGTGAGATGATCACTCTTAACTTTGATAGAGGAATTAGTGCATTCATTGTAGGCGACAGCCCAATGACATTGACTCCGGATGCTACTTCACTTAACGAGTGGGGACAGAACGTTCGTAACGCAGTTGAAGATAATAAGCAAGGTCTAGTGAGCTTTGATGAGTATATGGGTGTATATTACCCAGCAGGCTTTACAAGTGACAACCTAGGTAACAACGTTGTTGTTCCACCAAGTCACATGGCACTGCGTACTATCGCACTAAGTGATCAAGTTAGCTACCCATGGTTTGCTCCAGCTGGTACACGACGTGGCGGTGTTACAAACGCAACTTCGTCAGGTTACATTAACAGCGAAGGCGAGTTTGTAAGCGTGAGCTTGAACGAAGGCCAGCGTAACACGTTGTACTCAAACAGTATTAACCCGATTACTTTCTTGAACGGCGCCGGACTTGTTGTATTTGGTCAGAAGACTCGCGCAAGAAACGCAAGTTCACTAGACAGAATCAACGTAGCACGTCTTGTAATTTACTTGCGTTCGCAGTTGAACAGATTGGCTAAGCCATACTTGTTCGAGCCAAACGACAAGATTACACGTGACGAGATCAAAGGCGCAGTTGAGAGCTTGATGCTAGAACTAGTAGGGCAAAGAGCACTTTACGATTATATTGTTGTGTGTGACGAATCAAACAACACACCTGCAAGAATCGATCGTAACGAACTCTACGTCGACGTAGCTATTGAACCTGTTAAAGCGATTGAGTTTATCTACATACCGTTGAGACTCAAGAACACAGGAGAGATTGCAGGTCTATAAGCAAAAGGTTAGGGCTCTTTTATAGAGCCCACTTTTTGATAAATACTAGCAACAGGAGAATATATAAATGGCAATTTCATCATTATCGAAAATTACAGTACCACTAGCTAGTGACCAGTCGGCTACTAGTCAGGGTCTGTTAATGCCTAAGCTACAATATCGTTTCAGGGTATCACTTGAAAACTTTGGCGTAAGCTCAGGTACAACTGAATTAACAAAGCAAGTGGTTGACGTAACGCGCCCTAACGTAACGTTTGAGGAAATGGAAATTCCGATTTACAACTCAAAAGCATACCTAGCAGGTAAGCACACTTGGGATCCACTTACACTTAACTTGCGTGACGATGTTACTGGCTCTGTTCAGAAACAAGTCGGTGAGCAGCTACAGAAGCAGTTCGACTTCTTCGAGCAGTCAAGCGCAGCTTCAGGTGTTGATTACAAGTTCTTAACACGTATTGAGATACTAGACGGCGGTAACGGTTCTTTTGAACCAACTATATTAGAAACATGGGAGTGCTATGGTTGCTTTGTACAAAATGCAAACTATAACTCACTAAACTATGCAACTAATGAACCAGCTACTGTAACATTGGCAATTAGATTTGACAACGCAGTACAGACACCGCAAGGTACTGGTGTTGGTACAAACGTTGGACGTTCTGTGAACACACTTATCACTGGTGCAGGTTCAGGCAGCAACGGTTAATACATAGATTAATTAAACCCAATAAAGGGAGTCGATTTCGGCTCCTTTTTTATTATGTGCGCAGTTAATAGTTTTGTATAAATACTATTATGGCAAATAAATTAAACGGCTTTCTAAATAACGTTGGACAAGGATTAACAAATCCCAAAGGTAATCTTGGTGACTTTCGACATGCTGCCAGGATGTTTATTGACGACACGTTTAGATTAGCACCTAAACAAAAGTTTCTTTTCTTTGTAAACTTTGAAATAAACCAACAAGCACTTGATCTATACCCCCAATTAAAAGAACGACATTTACCAGAAATAAACATGTTATGTAAAACTGCGGATTTGCCACAATATTCTGCAAGTGTTGACGTTAAGAATCAGTACAACAGAAAGAAGGTAATTCAAACCGCTATTGATTATACTCCTATAAACATCACAATGCATGATGATAATCAAGGTATTACTACTTTTCTTTTAGAAGCATATTACAAATACTACTATAGAGATGGCCGCGGCGAATCGCGCGAAGATGCATACGGTTCTAGAAATACTTACAGTGGTGTAAGAAAATACAGATATGGCCTTGATAACGGCACAGTCGTTCCTTTCTTTAAGAACATTAGGCTGTATCAGCTATCAAGACAACAGTTCACAGAATACACTCTAGTTAATCCAATGATCGAGCGATGGGGGCATGATTCAATGGACTATTCTGACGGTACTGGAACGTCAGAAAACACAATGGTTCTAAATTACGAGACTGTGCTTTATGACCGAGGAATAATCGAAGAAGATTCGCCTGCTACATTTGCTCAGTCGCACTATGATACAGTGCCAAGTCCATTGTCTGTTGAAGGTGGCGGCGTTGCAAACTTGTTCGGCGCAGGCGGCGTTCTAGACGGCGGCAGCTCGGTGATCGGCGACATTGCGTCAGGTGATATCGGCGTAGGTACCTTGTTGGCAACAGCCAACACTATCAAGAACGCTAAGAAGCTAGACACTAGAAACATTACAGCAGAAGGCATAGGCGTAGCAACAGGAGCAATAGCCGGACTTGCAAATCCTGGTGGCACTGGCTCGGCGGGCTTGGCAGGCTCGATTATTCCAAGTCTAGGCGCAAACGAAAACAATACAACTATAGCGTTAGCTCCTGGCTCAGGCACCGCAGGATCATCATCGCCTAGCGTGTCAAGAGAACAGAAAGTAGCATCAGCACGAGGACTTAATACACCATGAGTAATTTTCCTACAAACGGCCCAAGAAATACTGACCAACCAGTACGCGACTTCTTTGACAGATATTATCAAAACAGAGTTGAATATACAGCAAGCGAAGTTGATGCTGTTCTAGGTTTTTTCGACAAACGTGGTTTTAGCGAAACGTCAAGTTCAAGCATTGCAGCAACACTTCTGCGTCAGGCAAAAACCGACGGTGTTGGTACTTTTAAATTACTAGACACCCTAAAAGGTCTTGATGATACTCAGCTAAGTGCACTTGTAACAGAAATCTTAAACTTTTCAAGAATTAAATCAAGTGTATTGGGCTATCGTGACCCAAACACAGCTAACTTCTTTGAAGCAAGAAACATAATCTCATAATATGGCTAGATTCGCACAAGGCAAGTTCACGCCAAAGAATCCTGAAAAGTACATAGGTACAAAAACACCAACTTATCGAAGCGGTTGGGAGTTTACATTCATGAAATTCTGTGACGAACATCCAAGTGTATCACAATGGGCTAGCGAAGCAGTACGCATACCTTACAGAAATCCTCTCACCGGCAAACAAACAATTTACGTACCAGACTTTTTTATAGCATACGCAAACAAAAGCGGTAAAAGTAAAGTAGAGCTAATAGAAGTAAAACCATCAAATCAATCCGTTAAAGAAAGGACGGGCCGGTCAAAAGCTAATCAAGCAGCTTGGGTAGTTAATCAAGCCAAGTGGGAAAGCGCCCGCGCATGGTGCAAACAAAAAGGAATTTTCTTTAGAGTTGTGACCGAAGAGGACATCTTTCACACTGGCAAGAAAAGAAGATAAATAATACTAGCACTTTATTAAGGCGACTATATGACAAAAAAATTAGAACAGCTACTTGACCTAGAATCGTCAAAAGAGATTATTAACAAAGCCGAAAAACAAGAGGAATCAGCAGCAAAAGTAAAGAGAGCCCAAGAAAAGGAAACTCTTAGAGAGATTGCTGAGTTCGATAAAATTACAGCAGCATTGCCTACTGTAAAAGGGCTAGGCGAACTTGGCGACGATGAACTAAATGAAGTTGCTCAAAAGGCTATGGATGCATACGACGATCTAATGGACTTAGGTATGAACGTGGAAGCACGTTACTCTGCTAGAATATTTGAAGTAGCAAGTAGTATGCTTAAAACGAATCTAGATGCGAAAACTTCTAAACTAGAAAAGAAGTTAAAAATGGTTGAATTGCAGCTCAAGAAAGAGAAGCAGGACAAAGAAAGTAAACCTAAAGGCGACGGAGACGATGGGTTTTTACATGGCGAAGGCGAGGTTATAACAGACCGTAACAGCTTGCTAGAGAAGCTAAAAGCCATGGATAAAGGCTCCGGGAATGATAAATAAGAATATAACTTAGGATACTGCGATGAGATCTTTTACAGACATTTTAAACGAATCTAAAAAAGTCTACACTTTTAAGATAGGTGTAGCCGGCGAACTGCCTGAAGAATTTACAACACACATGGAAACTGCTTTGAAGAAGTTTGGCGTCGACAAACTTACAGCAGGAAAGAAAACTCCTATTCAGGAACGCCCGCTAGACTTTCCTCAGAAACAGAATACCGAAGTGACGTATTTTGAAGCAGATTTAACATACCCAACAACATCACAAGTACTAGCAGGCTACTTAGCACACGCATGCTCAGTACACGAATCTTGTTTTGTAGTACGCAGAGCAGACGAGCCTTTAGAAAGATACCAAGAAGGCGTAATAGACGAAAACGAACCGTACGAAGCACTACTTGACACAGAAGAAATGGCCAGCGAAAGCGCCCAGGAAAGTGCAGGTGGTAACAGAGTTATGGATCTACTGAAAGAACTTGAGAGTGCTCGTAAAGAGCGTGATCATGAACCGACTGCGGGAGCACCTGTAGGAGAATCAGAAGACATCTCTGATAGCGCAAACACAAAAAGTCCAATAGGGAGCTAACAATGGATAGCAGCACAAAGAATTTAAAAGATATGATTCAGCGCATGACAGAACTAGAAGGTTCAGGTGCGTCAGACGAAAGCAAGAAGCAACAGTTAGACGAAGCAATTAGCGTAACTGCTGACACAGCCGACGAACTTGCTAGCCTTGCTAAGATGCTAGGTAACGCAGGCATGAACGATCAGTCTGCGCAATCAGCGCAACCTATGCCAGCACGTCAAGACATGGAACGTCTAGCAGGCATTATGGGCGATCCAGAACCAATGGTAACAGGCGAAGACGACATAGGCGGAATTGAAAAAAAAGTTCACGGACTACCGCCGGGCGGTGAAAGCGTAGATGAAATGTCATCAGGTAGCGCCCAAGAAGTCGAGAAGTTACTTGGGTTGGTTAAACAAGTAGCCCAGGGCGATCGCAGAGCCCAAAGCGAGTTTAAAGATACAGTCAGCAACGAGTTCACAGGCGTAGATGCTGGCCGACTTCTTCAGAAACTTAGCAAAATGGATAGTCGTAAACAAGCCGAGGTAATCGAAGAGTTGGTCAAGCGTGGTCAGCGCCAAGTAGTTAGTAAGTCAAGTGCAAGCATGAAAGAACCAACGTTCGAAGACAACGAAGAAGGAGCACTTGGTGGCAAGGAAGAAGCTGTACGTGAGTGGTATAACAAGTATTCTAAATACAAAAACGACCTAGGAGATGCATTGCCAGATGGATTGGTACGTTTTTTCCTTGATTCTGGTGCATCACAGGATATGATGGAAGTTGGCGAAATGGCCAAGGCTGAAAAATACTTCGGGAAAGACCTTGACGACTGGGGAGACGAAGAACTTGACAAGTTCTGGGACGTAGCTCCAATTTCTGATGGAATGGTCGACGATCTAGCGACCATTGCAGGGCAATCAGTTGACGAAGCCCTTGCTAACGAGGTTCAAGAAATCATCCAAGGCAGTACCGACGAAGGCTACGATAACGAGCCAGACGAAGAGCAGCAAGACCACCAGTATATGACCAAAGACTTGTCAGGCGGCCTAAACCGTCAGAAGAGAGCGTATGCAAAAGCGCAAGACGGCGACAACGCAATGGCTGTCGAGGGTGTCAAAGACAGACTATACGCGCAACTTTCTGAAAAGAAGAAAGCCGATAAAGATTACGACGGTGACGGAAAAATTGAAACCCCAAAAGCAGAGTATCAAGGCTCGAAAATCAAAGCAGCTAAAGAAAAAGGCAATTTACCAAAAGACAAAAAGAAGAAGTAACTTCGCATAGCGCCACCGGGCGCTATTGTCTTGAGTAAATACATTATGAGCAAATCACTTGACGGCGTACTAACCAAAAAAGCTAACCAGCAGGAAACCTATACAGAAAAACAAATAGGACAACTTGTTAAATGTATGGATCCTGACGAGGGGTATTTCTACTTCGCAAAAAACTTTGCATACATACAGCATCCGGTAAAAGGCAAACTACTCTTTGAACCTTATGACTATCAAGAAGAGTTGATGGCCAGTTATCACGGATATCGCTTTAACATAAACATGTTGCCTCGTCAGACAGGTAAGACTACATGTGCTGCGGTATACCTTTCTTGGTATGCAATGTTCCACCCGGACCAAACAATCCTAATTGCTGCACACAAGTATTCAGGCGCGCAAGAGATTATGCAGCGTATTCGCTATATCTATGAATTATGTCCTGATCATATTCGTGCAGGCGTAACCTCGTATAACAAAGGTAGTATAGAATTCGAAAACGGCTCGCGTATTGTGTCACAGGCAACTACAGGCAACACGGGACGTGGTATGAGTATATCACTACTGTACTGTGACGAATTTGCGTTTGTACAGCCAAACATTGCTGAAGAATTCTGGACTTCAATATCACCTACACTAGCAACAGGTGGTAGAGCTATTATAACATCTACACCAAACTCGGACGAAGACACGTTCGCAACAATTTGGAAGGATGCTGAAAAGAAATTCGACGAACACGGCAACGAACAAACGCTAGGCATAAACGGCTTTCACGCATTTACAGTGCCGTGGGATGCTCACCCAGATCGTGACGAAGAATGGAAGGTTGCTGAAGTAGGACGTATTGGTGAAGAACGCTTTCGTCGTGAGTACGGCTGCGAATTCCTAATATTCGACGAGACGTTAATTAATGCAATCAACCTGTCCGAGATGGAGGGGATGACCCCGATAATTAACATGGGGCAAACACGCTGGTATAAGAAGCCTAAGGCAGGTTATACGTATG